AATAATCTATTCTAGAAGATGACCACCAATTTTCCCATGGATATTCATATTCATCTCCAACATATAAAGTATCATTTTCAACAAATAAAAATGGATTTTGTTTTATAATAACATCTGAAATATCTGTAAAAAATATATTAGTTATTTCATTTATATTATTGATAAGAAAATTATTATATATTAACCATCTATAATCATGAGGACTATAATTGTTACAATCTTCAACTTTGATAAAAGTTATACATTCAGTATCATATTTTTGAATAAAAGATAATTCTAATTGATCATAAAATACTAAAAGTTTTAAGTTAGAGTTTTGTTTAATTATATTTAATCCACTATTATACCAAGTATCCATTATGTTTGAAGATGGAAACCACCTAGTATTTCTAATAGGATCAATACATGTTGTGAATAAAGATGAAACTATATAATTCATTTTTTAATAATTAAATATGAAGGACAACCATCATGGGTTAAATATTCTATATTTAGATTATATTCTAAACAAAATTCATCTACTGCTTTAACCAATCCCGGGAACATATTTGTGGTATAGTCATGCCCCATTATATAACCATTTTGTTTAATCTTAGAATAACTATTAATTAAATCATTTTTAACTGTAGTATAGTCATGAGCTCCATCTATGTAAATCCAATCTAAATGTATATCTGGAAATAAATTTATTATGTCTGAGTAATGTTTTAGGATTTTTATTTTTGGATTAAATAAAAATTCTTTAATTATATTATTAGCATAATAAGTGTTTCCATCTATATATTCAATATTATTTCCATTTTTATCACCTGATTCAATTTTTCCTTCCCAAGGATCAATTAGATATAAAATTTGAGGTTGAATAATTTCTAATAATATTTTAGAAAAATCTCCTTTAAAAACTCCTATCTCAACTCCAATACTATTTTTGGGAACTAATTTTATTAATTCTTCTCTAGTTTCAATTAATTTCATTTTTTATTATTTTAATGCATGTATAATCAATTTTATTTATTTTATAGATATAAATTGTCTTTATACATCATATTGTTTCGTATAATTTATTTTGTTTTTCTTGTCTTGTTATTTCTTTTGGATGATACAAACACCAAACTTCTTCTTCAGGTAACATTGAGAATGTTTTAGTACCTGTAATTCGTTCATGTACTTTTCCTTCCCATTTTATTTCAGGAACATTTCTATAGATACGAGTTTGATAATCAGGAAAATTAACCCATCCTTTTTCATTTACATTCCATCTCCATTTCTGAATATGTTCCTCAGTTAATCCTTCTACAGTATTAATTCGAGGAACTAGAAATAAATCTACTTCTGAGTTTTGTTCTAACATTAATGGTAGAATTTTAATTAAATCGATATGAGGTATCTCATCAGCATCTATAGAGAATATATAGTCTCCTGTTGCTTGTTTAAATAATTCATTCTTAAACGTAGCAAAATCATTATTTAATGGAAATTGGTAGCATTTACTATTTTTAATAGAATCTACTAATTCTTCTCCATGATTAAAGCCAGTAAATAAATTACAAACTTCATGGATTTCATTTGTAGCATTGATACTATCTAGTTGAATTATTACTTCGTCTTCTTCGCGAATATTTCGTTTTAGAAAACGAAGTAATTTTTCAAGTTCAATATGTTCATTGCAAGCGGTAATACAATAACTTATTTTCATATTCTAAATATAAGAAGTACTTTCTTTAAAACCAAATTATTCTGGTAGAACTCCTATAAAAGATAAAGCATCCATAAAATCTTTCATTTCAAATGGAGTTATAGTACTCATATCCATTCTCCATTCATAAAATTCTCCTGGTTTTCCTTTGATTGGGTATTTTTCTTTTTCTGCCTCTTCAACTTTTACAGCTTTTACCGCTGCCCATTTAGCATTTTCTTTAGTTGTACCGTTATAAAATATCATACCTTGTTGAGGTAAATTGATAGTTGTAGGCATCCATGTTAAACCATCTTTATCTTTAAACATAACATCTTTATAGATTTCAGGTAAAATTTCTAGCTGTTGAGCGTAAAATTCTTCACCTTCTTTCATTAAAGAGTTAGTTGTAAACCCACAACCAAAACATGAATATGTTTTGATTGTAGGAGAGTTTTCTTGTACGTAACATGCGTCTGATCCGCAATGTTCACATATAACTAAATTATCCATTATTTTGTAATTTTTTGTAGTTTAGGTAATTCTATTTTTTTAAGTTGAGGTAACTGTAAAGATACTTGTTTAGGAAATTCAGGCACTTTATTTAATTGTTCTCCTATAAAGTTTTTCATAGCGTTAAAACTAAATTTCTCAACATTAGATTTAGTTTGTTTACGAGCACCAGGTAAATATTTATCGTAATTTTTATTTACATCTACTAATGCTTCTCCTACTTCAGGTCCATTAACATTAAACCAACTGCTTTCTTTTAATAAGAATTGATTTGCTACCGCTGGATGTACTGGTCTTAATTCTCCTCCTAATAAAATTGAGTCTACAGGATTTAAGAAATCTGTATGGCCACTCCAATTTGTAGCAATTATTGGTTTTTTAGTTAAACTAAATTCAAGTAATGGACGACCAAAACCTTCACCTTTAGTTAATGATATCATTGCTTTAACTTTAGAATGATTATATAACTCATTCATTTCTGAGTCTGTAAAATCACCATGTAGTAAGTAAATATTAGGTAAATTAGTACTATTTACTGTCTTCTTAATAGCGTTTATTTTCTTTAAAATTGCTTCTCTATCTATATAAGAAGAAACAGCACTTGATGTTTTTAGAATTAAAGCTGGTTTATTTTGTTTATTTTTAAAAGTCTCGAAAAATGCTTTAATTAATAAACCTACATTTTTTCTATCTTCACCTATAGGAGCATTAATATTAATCCAATGGCCTACAAATAAATAACAAAATGATTCTTTTATAGAACTTAAATCTATATTAGTAATTTCTTTAGATTCAAGTATTCTATATTTTTCTAAATCAGCTCCTTCAAAAACAATTTCCATTGGTTTTTCTAATTGAAGTATTCCTACTACTCTTCCTTGTTGATCTTTTTTCTCAAATTTACATTCTTCAAATATTTTTTTAGAATGTTTTGATGATACCCAAGTTGTATTCATTCTATTTACTCCATCTATCCATTCTGGAGGGCAAATTGTAGTTTCAATACCTGCTGTAATTCCTATATTGTATTTTCCTACAGGTTGAAATTCATTTGGAACAGTTATTTGAATCCATACTTCAGGCTGTTTATTAAGTTGTTGAGTAGACATAAAGTATTTTTCTAAAAACTCCCAGCCTTCATTTTCTTTAATAAATCCCCAACTACATTCACCCCAACGTTGAGGCAGAATTTGGATTTCCCAATCATCTTTTTTTAATTCGATAATGGCTTTAACTAAATCTCTAGAGCGAGCACCATACCCAGAATAGGTATCTATTGGACAACTAATTATACATAACGGTTTATTCATATTTATTTTATTTAGTAAGTTAATTTATGTTCACGAGTTACATCAGGTTGATATTCAGTAGCATTAATAAGTTCATATTTTTCTCTTGGTTTCCAAGTTGAAAATAATTCATCTAAAGCTTCGATAACTCGTTTAGCTTGATGTTTACTTGTAAATCCAGCTTCATCACTTAATGCCCATTCTCTACCTAATCCACCTTTACGTTTTCTTTCTTTTTCTCCACAATTATATAATTCAGCAATTTTTTCAGCAGCATCTTCTGGTCTAACTCTATCTGAACTAATATATGGTGTTTGGGGTGATCCTTGAATTGATATATTTGATGGATAAACTGGTGCTGCCCATTCACCATGCTTTTTATATGTACCCATATGATTTGAAGGAAAATTCAAATTAAAATCAATCCATTTACCTTTTTCATTTTCAAAACGCATTTGATCTTGCATTCCACCCTGACAATTAGCTATAATAGGATTACCAACTAATATTGCTTCTGTTAAACTTAACCCCCATCCTTCATTATCAGTTAATAAAATTTGAGCATCAGTACAATTATACAACCAATTCATTTGTTCTGGAGGTAAACCTTGTTGATGGAAAATTACTTGATCTGGGTAGTTAGCGAATAAATATTCTTTTACAGCGTATAAATCAGTTCCGTGATCACTAACAGCTTCTGTATGTAAAACTAAAGTACATTTTTTGGCTTTTTCTTTATCTAAAGTATCTAAAAACATTCTGAACGCTAATAACGTGTCTGGAATTTGTTTACGTCTGATGTTTCTTGAATTAAAAAATAAAGCAAAATCATATTCTTTTCCATTAAACAAAACATTCTTAAATTCACTAAATTCTTTATATTTAGAATATTGTTTAGTTATAGGAAAAAATACTTCTTCATTTAAACCATGAGGTACATATTTTAGGATTTTATTTTTTGATTTATCTCCTAAAACTACTTCATTAATGTTTTTAGTTTGTTTAGAAATTGCTAATAAAGCATCACATGATTCATAAAATTCTTTATTCCATAATGGATATGGATATGGACTATCCCAGATATTTAAATAAATAATAGGAATCTTTTTTCTAATTTCATTTTCAATTCCGAATAACCAAGTAAAATATCTTGGATCAGTAATTAAAAATATAGCATCTGGTTTTTCTGCATTTAATAAAGATCTAATAAAAGTAGGATCTCCATATCCATCTATTGGGTATAAAGATACATTAGCATCTGTTAAAGATGTTATATTATTAATATCAGATGAGATATCAATTTTTTTCCCTTTATCAGGATGTTGAACAGCTCCAGCTACATTTATCCAATTAAAATGTTGGGCAGTGTGAATTACGATTTCTTTAGCTACAGTAGCTACTCCAGAATGAGCTCTAATATCATCGCATATTAGAAGAATTTTTTTCCTCTTATCTTGAGGAAGGTAAGCAAAACTTGCATTCATAAAACTTGTTTTTAGGGTTTAATCTTTGATTTTTGGGTTAATATAACTATTAATTTGTTTTCTAAAATTTTCATCATTAATATATAAATCCATAGTTCGATTTACAAGTTTATTTAATGAGAATTTTCTTTTTACACACTCAATTTTAAAAGTATCAAATAAATTTTTATCAACTTTTACTGAGGTGAGGATGTCTTTGTTTTCCATAACGTTATTTTGATATACATATATATAACTTGTTATAAAGTTGCTTTATCACATAATTCTTTTTTATTTTTAAATGGACAGTAGTTACAACTTGATTTACTTGGTAATGCTTGATATTCTGTAGTTTTATAAGATCCATCTATATTAAATACGCTTTCTACAAATGAATTTAATACGGTTCGTGCTTTTTTAACCTTAGTTTTACCATTAGCAGGTGTAAATTGTTGAACTCTTTTTTGAGGAAATTCACTTTGTTCCCATATTTTGCGTTTAACTATAAAAAACTCAACATCTATATGATCTTCAGGTACACCAAATATTTCACTAAAATAAGCTTTGTATAATAAAATTTGAAATTGTTTTACTTCGTCTTTTTTCTCTTTATCTCCCCAACCACGTCCACTTGTTTTTATATCGTATATAACAAACTGCTCAGTTGGCTCGTGATATAAGATTAAATCTACAAATCCGTTAAATAAAACGTTATTATAGCGTTTATCCGGCGAAATAACAATGGGGACTTCAATACCTACTAAATGCCATCCTTTAATACTAAAGTATTCTTGTCGTTTCTTTTTAATAAAATCTAAAATAGCTAATCCATCTTCATAAAATTCTCTCATTTCTTCTGAATTACTAAAATGGATATTATTATTATCTTTATATCCTTTAGAATAATTTTCTCTAAATCGATCTTCAAAATACTCTTCTATGTTTATTTCGTCTGCTTTTGTTCCACTTTCAGTATACATAACATTTAAATAGTTTTGTAATGTTTCATGAAGTGCTGTTCCAAAAGTCATATTAATAGAAAAGCTAGGTATTTTATGACCATCTCTGTATTGCAATGCCCATCTTTTAGGGCACTGCAAATACATTGATAATTGAGAGTAAGAAATAGTTTTATGGAACGCATAGTTTATTTCCTGCGGTTTATGATTTTGAATTTGTTTTACTATTGCAGGAAGTTTATTCATTTTTTCCAAAGACCCCTTTCTACTAATTGAGCGATAATACCATAGTTAGTAATATCCTGGTAAGTATCGATTAATGGTTCATTTTTACTTGTTTGTTTAGTAATGATAAGATTTTTCCATCTGTTTACTTTGTCTGATAAGCGATACCAAAGTCCAGTTAACGCAAAATCTTTTTCCTCTTCAGTTGCTAATTGAGTACCAGCTGCTATATTTGCCATTCCATAATCTAAATGTTTTTTAGCAAATAATTCATATTGTTCTCGAATAATTTGTTTATATCCTTGAGCAATAGTTGGATATTCTTTTTCTAACTGTTCAATTACAGATATTTCTTCTTTAGCCATTTTTTACTAGTTTTTTAATTTCTTTATCATCTAATCCTTTTTTAATCAAAATATCTTCTACACCTTCTTTTCTCAATAAAGAAATATACTCATCTGCTTCACCTAAAGAACACTCAAAATACTCAGAAACATGTCTTAATAATTCAGGATCTATTGATTTTTTAGTAGTTGATTTAATATATGGTGAATATGAATTTTTTGATTTTGGTATCATCCAACAATATACTTCATATATTTTTTTATTTTCTTTAATATTTAATCCTTGAACATAATTTACAATTTCGATGTATTTAGGATTCATAGATAAAAATCTATTAAGCATATATCCATTAAATATCTTTTGCTGTTCGAGATTAAAAGTATCCCAAGATTGTTTAGTTTCAATAACTGCTTTTATAAATTCAAATACAGAGAATGATTTTGGTTTAGATGGTTTTGTTGTATTCTTCATACTCTTCTCTTAACTCTTTAGGTAATAATTCAATTAAGATTTTTCCTGTTTTAGTATCGATAAATACAGGAATTGGAATAACTGCATCTTCACTTGTACCAGTTAAAAATTTACTTATTTTTCTTAGTACTGTTACTTCTTGAAAAATTTGATTTCCTTCTTCGGATTTGATTGGAGTAGATTGTCTAATATCTACATTCATTTTCATTTGTTCTGGGTTCATATGTTTTTATTTTATTGTTTCTAAGATTTTAGCTATACAAGCCATTATATTTATCTCTTTATCTAAACGAAATGTAGAATGATACATATACTCTTCTAAATAACATATTATTATACCTTCATTTCCGTTAGCGTACTCACTTAATTTGTCGTATAAGAATTTATATAAATCTTCAAAATTATCAGTTTCAGAATTTGCTATAAATTGCCTTATATTATTAAATGATTTAGTTGATGGTTTTTTTAACTCATTAAGTATTTCATTTTGATAATTATCATTACCAGATAATGTATCTAATTTTATAACACCATCTACAGTATATTTTTGACAATTATTAATGATTTTTCTAAAGTCAGGATAGAATTTATTTACAATAGTAACTAAGTCTTCTATTTCATATTTAATATCTTCTTTATCTAGAATAATACTAATATGTTTTGCTACTATTTTTTTAGTAGGAGGTGATAAATCAAATTCTTGACATCTACTTCTAAGCGGTTCAATTAATCGTTCTGGATAATTACCTGTTAAAATAAAACGAGTAGTTAAACTATATGTTTCCATCATGTTTAACAATATAACCTGTGATGCCTGGAGTATATGAGTAGCTTCATCTAGGATCACTATTTTAAGTGGTTTAAATGATCCAGCAGCAGCGAACGCTCCTACTTTGTCTCTCATTATATCAATTGATCTTTCATCAGTTGCATTGATATACAAGTAATCACAGTCAATATTTTTAGTTAATATTTTAGCAATTGTTGTTTTACCAGCACCTGGTTTACCAAAGAATCCTAAATGTGGGATGTCTTGGTTTTTAATAAATTCTTCGAATTTAGATTTATACTCATCTTTACAAATATATCCTTCTAGAGTGTCAGGACGATATTTTTCATTTAGAATAGTGTGTGACTTTTTTAACATAACTTTTATTTTTTTAAATATACAATCAATAATTTAGGAATCCAAATTAAGAGATATTTTTATTATAATAATCTCTAAAATACTTGGCCCAATCTGTTATATCTAATCCTCTTTCATCGTTCATAGCATCATACACAAAATCAAAATAATCAGCCAAATCTTTTGGTGATTTTAATATTAATTCTTCAGGATTGAATATGTCATCAAAATAACTATATAAATCATCAAAATTATCATATATAAATTCTTTTATTTCATTAGACAATAAATTTGAAGGTATTTTATCAAGAACATCATCTATAGTAGCTTCATTAGATTCTTCTTGAGGATTTACATCATCCTGTACTGTTTCTAAAATATTTTTTACTTCAGAATATGAATATTCTTTTTTAGAAAATATATCTATTAATTTATTATATAATTCTTTTAACCTATCTTCTGCTAAATAAAAAGATATTCTATTTTTAAATGATTCAGGATCAGAAACATATGGATATATAACCATAAGATTATTAATGTATGAAGCTTCTCCTATTAATAACTTAAGTATTACACCATCTATATCACTATTATCGTATTTGATTTTAGTTTTTATTGGAGTATAATTACTATCAGAATATGGTTTATCTTTATATTCTATTTTTAATTCGTTTAATATATCTATAAGTTTTATCATGATTATACATATCAGTAATCACCATATAAATTAAATTTTTTAGGAGGTGGAGGAGTTACTTCCTCAGTAGTAATCATATATAATTCTCCCTTTAATGGTGCTAATCTAAATTCACATTTAGTTTGTGTTTTTTGAAAATATGCTTCTAATGTTTCAGTTAATGAATTATGAATTTTATCATCATTAAGTAGCGACCAGCGGTCCCCTGGAGGGACACGCTGTGCTATTAATATACTTTTTTCTATTTGTTCCATTAGTACATTCCAGGCATTCCACCTGTTTCTTCTTTTTTATCATTATTTACCTCGATAATTGCTGCTTCAGTTAATAATACTGTACCTGCTACTGATGCTGCGTTTTCGATAGCATTTCTAGTTACTTTAGATGGATCAATAATTCCTGCTTCTTTCATATCAACAAATGTTTCTGTTTTGATATTATACCCAACCCAATTATCTCCATTCATTTGATTAATCAGACCATAACATTCTCCGTCTGTGTAACCTGCATTTTTAAGAATTTTTATAAATGGAGCACCACATGCTTTATAAACAATTTGTTTACCAATATGTAAATCAGAATCTAATTCAGTTCTTGTTCTTACAATTGCCTCACGAGCATATAATAACGCTGAACCACCTCCTGGTACAATACCTTCTTCAATTGCAGCTTTTGTAGCGTGTAAAGCATCGTCAACTCTATCTTTAGTTTCTTTCATTTCGATTTCACTATTTCCACCTACATGAATAATAGCTACGCCACCAATAAATTTAGCTAAACGTTCTTGTAATTTTTCTTTTTCAAATGGAACAACTGATTTATCAATTTGTACTTGTAATTCTTCAATTCGATTATCAATTTTTTCTTGTTCTCCTTTACCATCAACAATTGTTGTTTGATCTTTAGAAATAGTAACTAAACGTGCTTTACCAAACCAATCCCAAGAAAATTTATCTAACTTCATTCCTTTTTCAGAACTAAATACTGTTCCACCAGTCATAACAGCCATATCTTCAAGTAATAACTTTCTACGATCACCAAAATCAGGAGCTTTAACTGCTGCTACTTTTAATGTGCCTCTCATTTTATTTACAATAAGTGTAGATAAAGCTTCACCATCAATATCTTCAGCAACAATCAATAATGATTTTCCAGTTCCTGAAACTCCTTCTAAAATTGGTAATAAATCTTTTACTTGATTAAATTTCTTATCTGCTATTAAGATAAATGGTTCTTCTAAAGTACAAGTCATGTCAGAATTATTTGTAACAAAATAATGTGACTTATATCCTCTATCAAATTGCATACCTTCAACTGTTTCAAGATATGTTTCTCCAGTTTTAGATTCTTCAATTGTAACTACACCTTCACGACCTACTTTTTCTATAGCTGTGGAAATTAGTTTCCCAATTTCTGGGTCATTATTGGCAGAAATAGTAGCTACTTGTGCTAATTGATTTTCAGATGAAATATCTTTAGATATTTCTTTACGTAAAGCATTTACTACTTCTTTTACTGCTTGGTCAATACCGCGTTTAATTTCTACAGCATTTGCTCCTTTATCTAAATAAGATAAACCCTCATTAATAATTGATTGAGCTAATAGAGTAGATGTAGTTGTACCATCACCTGCATTGTTAGCTGTTTTAATAGATGCCTGTTTAATCATTTGAACACCCAATTCTTCTAATGGATCTTCAATGTTTGATATTTGTTTAGCAACTGTAACTCCGTCCTTTGTTGATCTTACTTCGCCATATTCAGTGTATATAACGTTTCTACCATTAGGTCCTAAAGTAGATGTCACTGCATCTGCTACTTTATTAATACCATTAACTAATTTTTTACGAGCGTCAGGCCCAAATTCTACTTTTTTATTCATAACTTAATTTTAATCATTAATAATTGCTAATACTTGATTTTCACTACATGACCAATATTCTTGACCATCTAATTCTACTTTTGA